ACACGATGGCAACATGGTGTTGGTGGCGAGCGGGTGGTCTATGCCCGATTTCATAGACGAAATCAAAGCGCACCGCAGGGCTGGACGGCCCATTGTGGCAATCAAGGCGGCGCATGATTTCTTGTGTAAAAACGGCGTACAGCCGGACTTGTGGATCAACCTTGACCCGCGTGACCGCACGAGCGGCATCAAACTGCTGAACGATCACACGATTTATATGCCAGCCTCGCGCTGCCCGCCCTCGACGTTTGACTACCTCAAGGGTAGGAAAATGCTGTTGTGGCACTCGTGGGCGCCGGGGCCGGAGATGGAAGCCATTGGCCCGGGCAAGGTTGCCGTGGGCGGCGGCACGACCTCTGGCCTGCGTGCCGTCAACATCGGGTACCTGCTGGGGTTTCGTAATTTCACGATGTACGGCTACGACAGTTGCAACCGTGCAGATGGCCTAAAGCGGTTTACGGGCGAATACACCGGCCCCTCGGTTGACATCTGGGTGGGCGGCCCCGAAGGCAAGAAGTTTAACTGCAACATGGCGATGGCCCAGCAGGCCAACGAGTTTCAAAAATTGTTTTCGGTCATGGGCGATATAACGGTAGACGTTAAAGGGCCGGGGCTGATTGCTGAAATCATGCGTGTACGCCACGAGCGGAAGGCAGCCTAATGGCTATTCCGTCCCGCGTGCTGAACAGCGGCGTTACGCAACTGTCCACCGTGTCAATTTGCGGCGATGGGAACGCAAGCATAGCGGCAGCGGGTACGTCGGCAGGCGATGCCACCACGCTGACGTATGTATATAACAACGTCACGACCGTAGGCGCTGGCGCAGGCGTCAAATTACCGCCGACCGAGATGGGCGAAACCATCATCGTCAAGAACACAAGCGCCAATCCGTTGACGGTTTACCCATACAACACGAGCAGCAGCATCAACAACGTAGGGTATGGCACGATCAACCCCGACTGCTCGGCCATGTTTTTTGCCGTCAGCAATACGCTGTGGGAAGAATTGCAGGGTTTTGGCCGCTCGGTGCCGATCCTGCATTACGGTGCGTTCAGCGACACCACGCTACAAGCAGCAGCATCTATCAACACCGCCTACGGCATGGTTTTTAACACCACCGATAGCAGTAACGGTGTGTCTATTGGCTCGCCGTCGTCCCGCTTGGTTGTAGATTACCAAGGCGTTTACAACGTGCAGTTTTCGGCACAGTTAGACAAAACCTCTGGCGGCGCAGGCAATATCTACATTTGGTTGCGTAAAAACGGCACTAACGTCGCCAACACCGCCAGCACGGTCGCCATCCAAGGCACCGCAGCGCGTACCGTCGCCGCGTGGAACTTCATTATTCAACTAGAATCAACAAACTACGTTGAATTGATGTGGGCGACGGATGATACAAGCGTTAGAATTCTTGCAGCCAGCGCCACAAGCGTTTGGCCTGCGATCCCCTCGGTCATTTGTACCATCACACAGGTCAACAACCTGTAATCCCCACAGGAGCAAGGACAATGCCATTAGACAGCGATGTTTCTAACGCCGACGCACAGTTGCACGTTGAGTTTTACGTCAAGGACGATGGGCCGGGTAAGGGCAAGACCTATTGCCGCATCATGGCCCCGGGCGATAAGACCAACATCATTGACCAGCCAAGCCGCGACGATCACAAGGCGCGGTTTCCGCGTCAGTGGCTGTACTTTCAGACGCAGCAAAGCGACGGTGTGGCGGCAGAGATCGGCACCCCGCTGTCGGCATGGCATAAGGACGCTCCCGAGGAGATTACCCGCGACCAGATACAGGAGTTGGTAATCCTGAAGTTTGTGACGGTCGAGCAGTTGGCTTTGGCGTCGGACGCGCAATTGCAGCGGATCGGCATGGGCGGCGTTGGGCTGCGTGAGCGGGCAAAAATGTACTTAAACCGCAAAAACCGCGTAGAAGCCACTGCCGAATTGGAAGATACGAAGCGTCAATTGGCCGAATTGCAGGCACAGATGGCGCAGTTGTTGGGCAGCGAACCGGCCAAGCGCCGTGGACGCCCGCCCAAGGAAACCTTAGCGGAGGCATAGCATGGGCAGCACGATGGTTCAACTTGTCCAGCAAGTAACAAACGAACTGGGCATCCCTACTCCGCAGACCGTAGCGGGAAACGCGAGTCAGGACATCATCCAGATTCTTGCGTTGATGAACGCCTGCGGTTACGAGTTGCTCCGTCGTGCTGATTGGCGCGAACTAACCCGCCAGCACACGTTTTACACCGAAGCCATCACGACCACGGGAACGTGGGCTGAGGACGTTGCGGTAATTACGGCTATTCCGACGACCGCAGGGCTGTCTACGCAGTACCAAGTGCAGGGCGTGGGCATCCCCAACGCTACCTACGTCACGGCTGTAACGGGCGCTACGTCGGTCACGCTCAACTACGCCCCGACGTCCTCGGTTGTAAATGGTCAGGTCATATTCCAGAAAGTGAAGTACAACCTGCCTGCCGATTACGTCAGCACGGTCAACCGCACCCATTGGGACAAGAGCAAGCGTTGGGAAATGCTCGGCCCCGAGTCGCCGCAGCAATGGGAATGGCTGCTGTCGGGTTATATCAGCACCGGCCCGCGTATCCGTTGGCGTCTGCTTGGCAAGTATTTCCAGATTTGGCCGGGCATGAATGGCGGCGAGTTGCTCGGGTTTGAGTACCGTAGCGCCGCATGGGCCGAAAGCGCCCTTGCCGTGCCAAAAAACAGTTTTACCGCCGACAACGACACTTGCGTTTACCCCGACCGCGTGATGGTTCTTGGTACAAAACTGAAGTATTTTGAGGCCAAGGGCTTTGATACGACGGCTTTGTACCGCGATTACCTTGCAGAACTTGAAACGGCCATCGCGCAGGATACGGCAGCGGCCAACCTGTCGTTTGCCCCGCGTCCGGGTACGGTGTTGATCGGTTACGACAACATCCCTGACAGCGGTTACGGCACGAGCAGCACGTAATGGCATCGCCCGTTCGCAGACGGCTAGTACAGCGCACCACGGCCAACGTGGCGTCCTTGCCTGCCCCGGTGGGCGGGTGGAACGCACGCGATGCGCTGGCAAACATGGCACCTACGGATGCCGTGTATTTGGAAAATATGTTTCCAAGCGTGTCCAACGTCAATTTGCGCGGTGGATACGTCAAACACGCGGTTGGACTGCCCGCCGAAGTGCAGACGCTGATGACCTACAACGCAGGGTCAGACGTAGAACTGTTTGCCATCAGCGACGGCAAGATTTTCGACGTCACCTCGGCGGGTACGGCAGGGTCGGCGCTAGTCGCCAGCCTGTCCAATTCGCAATGGGAGTACACCAACGTCACCACGGGCGGCGGGCAATACCTGTACCTTGCCAATGGCGTGGACAAGCCTCTGTTGTTCAACGGTACAACGTGGACACCTATCGACAGCGCGTCTACGCCAGCGATTACGGGCGTCACGACGACCAACCTAATCCAGCCGACCTTGTTCAAGAACCGAATGTGGTTTATTGAAAAGGACACCTTAAAAGCATGGTATTTGCCGGTAGCATCGGTTGGTGGTGCGGCAAACGTGCTAGACCTGTCAAGCGTCATGCACTTGGGCGGCAAGTTGCAGGCAATGGCGACTTGGACGATTGACGCGGGCTACGGCGTTGACGACAACCTTGTGTTCATTTCTGACCAAGGCGAGGTGGCCGTATATCGCGGCACCGACCCAACGAGCGCGTCCACATGGTCGCTGATCGGCGTCTGGATCATTGGTGCGCCAATTTCCCGTCGCTGCATGGCGAAGTACGGCGGTGACCTGCTGATTTTGACGCTGGACGGGTTGATACCGTTCGCCTCGGCGCTGCAATCATCACGGCTTGACTCTAACATTGCCCTGTCAGACAAGATACAAGGCGCATTTGCGGCTGCCGCACGCACGTACAAGGACACGTTTGGCTGGGGGTTGCTCTACAACCCGCTTAACAACGCCCTAATCGTCAATGTGCCTGTATCAACCGGGCAACAGCAGTTTGTGATGAACAACATCACTAAGGCGTGGTGCAACTTTACGGGTTGGAACGCGGCGTGTTGGGCGCTTGTGGAAAACGAGCCGTACTTTGGCGGCAATACCTACGTTGCGAGGGCTTGGACGACAGGCGATGGCGGGTATGCCGACGATGGCGAACCCGTCCGCACCAAGGCGCTGCAAGCGTTCAACTACTTTGAGACACGCGGCGTTATTAAATACTTCACCCGCGCACGCCCAAGCATCTTCAGCAACGGTCAGCCTAGCGTGGTTATCGGTATCAACACCGATTTCCAGACAATAGACCAGACCGGCGCGGTGTCATTCTCGCCCACGGTGGCGGGCCTATGGGGCGTCGGGTTGTGGGACGTCGCGCTATGGGGTAGCGATGTGGTCATCACCAATAACCAGTCGGGCGTCACCGGCATTGGCTATTCCGGTGCCATATCGTTCAACAGCAGCAGCGAAAACTTGCAGATTCAATGGGCATCAACTGACGTTGTGTATCAAATCGGATGGGCTGGAATATAGTCAGCGGCCCCCACGTGGGCCATTGGGTCATGTCTCGCACCGACGGGGCGTATAACGCTGACCGTTCAGCCGCCATTGGGCTGGAGCGGGACGGCGAATTGGTCGCCGGTACGGTTTACGAGATGTGGAACGGCAAGTCAGTCGTGTGCCATATCACTTGGGATCAGATCACCCCGGCTTACTTGGCAGCGGTGTATGACTATCCCTATAACGTCGCAAATGTTGATAAGATCATAGGGCCAATCAGCAGCAACCATACCCGGGCGCTCAAATTGGTCACGAAAATGGGGTTTTCAGAGGAAGCGCGGATCAAGAACGCGGCTCCCGATGGAGACATTGTTTTTATGACGCAGACACCAGAACGGTGTCGTTATTTGGAGCCTCGGTATGGGCAAAAGATCACCGGCACCGCCGCCAACACCTGATTACGCCGCGATTGCGCGGCAGCAGGGTCAGGAGAACATCGAAGCCGCTAAACAGTCGGCTTATATGTCAAACCCGAACGTCTACACGCCGACAGCGCAGCAGACGGTTACGTGGCAAAAGACCCCGCAATTTAACCAGACGGAATACGACAAGGCGATGGCCGAATTTCAGGCCAAGTCTGCGGCTGGCGTAGAAAACGTTGCCGAGCCGACTAAGGATCAATATACGTCGTTTGTTGAACAGCCGACCGTCCGCCAAGAGTTAATCGGCCCGGCCAAGGACATTTTTGCCACGCAGCAGCAAGCCGAGCAGGCGATGGGCCTCTTGGGGCTGCGCGAAATTGGCGACCTTAACAAGTTTCTTGCCCAAGACTTCCAAGCCCAACTGCCGCAGATTCAGACGGCATTGGCAAACTACGGCCAAGTCGCGCAGACGCCGAACTTAGCCCAATACGGTCAAGCGGGTGGCGTTGCAGCAGGCACGGGCGGAGCGGTCGCGGGTGCGCCCACGCCGACAACCTTGCAAACCGGCTTTACCGCCGAGCAGATGCCCGGTGCGTTTACCTCAACAGGGCAAGCAGGGTCGAACGTCAACGCTTTGGCGCTGCCAAACGCTTACGACCTATATCAAGGGCAGGCGTATTCCAATATCGGCCCCACGGGCGCTGTAAGCGGCGCACCGAACCTTGCTGGCATGGGTCAGGCAGGGACGGGTGGCGTGCAGGCGGGGGCGGGAATCCCCGGACAGGTCAACTTTGCCGCGTATGGCCAGGCGGGTGCTAACGTCACCCCGACAAACGTGGCTTACGGCCCGCAGGCGGGTCAGTACGGCATGGCGCAGGGTGGCCCCGGCGCGTACAACCTCGGACAACTGAACCTTGCCGGTGTCGGCGGCGTGCAAGGCGCTCCCTCGGGCGGTCAGTTTGGCACCGCAACGGGCGGCCCCGGTGGTGTGCAGTTTGGCGGCCTAGATACATCTGGCCTTGGTGCAGCGCAAGGCGGCCCGAACGCGGCGCAGTATGCCGCAGGCGCTGGCCCACAGGGTCTAACGCTCGGCGGCTTTGACGCCTCGCAGTACGGGGCCGCTGGCGGCCCGAGCGCGGGCCTGTATGGGCTTGCTGGTGGCGTTGGCGCTGCCCCGCAAATACAAGGCTTGAACCTTGCTGGTGTCGGCTCAGTTGGTCAGGGAACGGGACAATTCCAGCAACTTGCGGGCGGCCCATCGGCAGGTCAGTACGGCATGGCAGGCGGTGGCCCCGGTGGTGTGCAGTTTGCGGGATT